AAGAACATGAGTATTGCTGTTACAACATGGGATATTGTTGAGAGTAGATCCAAACTTGATGGAGCAGGTGCAACATTCAAACTTCAAGCAGGTGATTACACTATGCTTGCTGAGAATGTTGAACCATCTGTAAAGAATATTACTGCAAATGAACTTCTAGAATCTTTAGAGAGCATTCTATGAAGAAGTCCCTGAAGTCTCTTAAAACACCTCTCAGGTATCCTGGTGGTAAGTCTCGTGCTTGTATAAAGATGGAGAAGTATCTACCTAATTTGGCAACCTATGAGCAATATAGAGAACCCTTTATTGGGGGTGGGTCTTTTGCAATACATGTTACTAAGTTGTATACCAATTTACCTATTTGGGTAAATGATTTATATAAACCATTAGCAACATTTTGGCAACAACTTCAGGAGTCTGGAGATGTTATGTCTGATACATTGTTAGAACTCAAAGAGGAACACAATACACCAGACAAAGCAAAGGATCTTTTTACTACAGCAAAGGAGACTATCAGTGCAGAAGAAACTACACCCTTGGACTGTGCGATTAATTTTTATATTATCAATAAGTGCAGTTTTAGTGGTCTTACTGAGTCCTCCTCCTTCTCACCTCAGGCAAGTACCTCCAACTTTACTGTTAGAGGAATTAAAAAACTTCCAGAATACCAAGAGTTAATATCCAATTGGGTTATAACAAATTATTCTTATGAAGAGGTGTTGAAAAATGGAATGGATTCTTTTATATACTTAGATCCTCCTTATGATATTAAGGATAATCTATATGGTAAGAAAGGTGGAATGCATAAGACATTCGACCATGATAAATTTGCAGAAGACTGTGAGGCATGCGAGTCTCACCAATTAGTATCATACAATAATTCTCAATTAGTAAAGGATAGATTTGCTGGTTGGGATGCAGCAGAATATGAACTAACATATACCATGAGATCTACAGGAGATTATATGGGTGATCAAAGTACTCGTAAAGAGTTGCTTTTACTAAATTATGAAAGAAGTAGTTTAATGGAGTTCTTCAAATGAATTGTTGGCATTGTAATACTGAACTAATATGGGGATCAGATTTTTCTGGTGAGGATTATGGATGTGAAGAAGAATATTCCATTGTAACTAATCTCTCATGCCCCAAGTGTGAATCATTCGTACAAGTTTACTATCCAAAAAAATGAAATGTAGAGTTCAATTATATGTCGCTGGCAAACTCTTCAATGAAGATGTATATGCTAGAGATTATCAGGAAGCAAGGAAAGTTGCTCTTGCAAGAAATCCTAATGCCAGAGTCGTAAGTGTAAATACGATAATGGAGTCGTTTAATGACAATTGAGTTGAAGCATTGGTTGAATTCCATCAACCATACTAAAGAGGATTTAACCGATGATCCTGATGCGATCAAATCTTATCCTCCCTATATTATTAACAAATGTCTATCTGGACACCTAGATTGCATACTCTTTGCTAATGAAATGAACAAATATCCTTCTCTAGATAGGGATATGCAATATAAATTTTATCTAAATAGTCTGAGGAAACGGAAGAGATTCTCTCCGTGGATGCGAAAAGATAAGATTAGTAACCTTGACCTTGTTAAACAATACTATGGATATAGTAATGAGAAGGCAATGCAAGCGTTGAATATTTTGTCTAAAGAACAACTCGATTTTATTAAACAACGACTTGACATTGGTGGAATGACATGACTACTAGTACTATTGAACCACAAGTTAACTGGAAGCCTGAAATGATGGTGGAGGTTATGCTTAACGAACCAGATGATTTCCTTAAAGTACGTGAGACATTAACACGTATTGGAGTTGCCTCAAGGAAGGAGAAAAAGTTATATCAATCTTGCCACATTCTTCATAAGCAAGGTCGCTATTACATTACTCACTTCAAAGAATTATTCGCATTAGATGGAAAACACGCTAACCTTACTGTTAACGACGTTCAGCGTCGGAATCGTATCGCTCGCTTGCTTTCTGATTGGGGTCTCATATCTGTAGTCAATGCTGAGAGCATATCTGATGTTGCTCCATTGAACCAAATTAAGGTGTTGGCATACAAAGATAAGGGTGAATGGATCCTGGAACAAAAATATAACATCGGTTCTAAGAAAAAAGTGGAAACTACTGAGTAAATAGAGTATAATCTAATTTAGTAGTATAACCATTATGTCATTACTTTATAATGGTATCAAAGAACGTCTATTTTATACATTAGGTAAACGTCCAGATATCGCAACATCACATGATTTTTACATGGCACTTAGTTATGCTGTGAGGGATCAGATGATGACGCATTGGTTAGATGCCAAACCAAAGTCAAAGAAAGAAGTAGCATATCTATCAGCAGAGTTTTTAATTGGTCCTCAACTTAATAGGAATCTTATTAACTTAGGGATTCGTGATGAGGCAGAAGAAGCATTAAAAGAATACGATCAAGATATAGAGAAGATCCTTGCACAAGCAGAGGAACCTGGACTTGGTAACGGTGGTCTAGGTCGTCTTGCTGCATGTTATATGGAGTCTCTAGCGACTTTACAAGTACCTGCTACTGGTTATGGTATCAGATATAAGTATGGTATCTTCAAGCAGATTATAAGAGATAATCAACAAATTGAGATAACTGATAATTGGTTACATGGAGATCGGCCTTGGGAGTTATGTCAACCTGATGAATCTGTTTATGTAGGATTTGGTGGTAAGGTAGAGAATTATATTTCAGATCATAATAATTATAGAGTACGTTGGGTTCCTGATGAACAAGTAGTTGCAGTACCATATGATGTATTGCAGTTGGGATATAAAGTTGATAGTTGTAATAGACTGAGACTATGGAGAGCAGATGCTACTGAGACATTTGACTTCTATGCATTTAATATTGGGGATTATCTTGGTTCAGTAGAACAGAGTGTATCTTCAGAAACTATCTCTAAGGTTTTGTATCCTAATGATGGTACAGATGCTGGTAAGCAACTAAGACTGAAGCAACAGTTCTTCTTTGTTAGTGCATCTCTACAGGATATGTTTAACAGTCTTGAGAGAAGAGGTATTCCTATTGAACAGTTCCCTGAATATTGGCAGGTTCAATTAAATGATACTCATCCATCTGTTGCTGTAGCAGAGTTGATGAGATTATTTGTAGATGTACATCATATGGAGTGGGAACATGCATGGGAGTTAACTACTCAATCTGTTGCCTACACTAACCATACTCTTCTACCAGAGGCATTGGAGAAGTGGGATCTTAAATTGTTTAAGACACTTCTACCAAGACACATGGAGATTATCTATGAGATTAATCGTAGATTCTTACAGGTGGTAAGACTTCATTATCCTGGTAATGAATCCATACAAGAGAAGTTATCTATTATTGATGAATCTCATAATAAGTATGTTCGTATGGCACATCTTGCTACTGTAGGATCTCATCATGTAAATGGTGTTGCTGCTTTACACTCTGAGTTGGTTAAGACACAATTGATGCCAGAGTTCTCTGAGTTATGGCCTCATAAGTTTACTAACGTAACTAATGGTGTTACACCTCGTCGTTGGATAGCATCTTGTAATCCATCACTTACTGAAGTTTTGAATGAATATTGTGGTTCTGATTGGATCACTAATATGGAACAACTTAAAAAGTTGGAAACTAATATTGACTATGATCTATTGGAGAAGTTGGGAACAGCAAAACTAATAGGTAAACATAGACTTGCTGATTATGTCTTTAAGAATCTTGGTATATCTATTGATCCTAATAGCATGTTCGATGTGCATGTTAAGAGGATACATGAATATAAGAGACAGCATTTACTTATTCTTCAAATCATCTCTCAGTATTTAAAAATTAAAAAAGGAAACGACTTTGTTCCTCGCACAGTAATATTTGGTGGTAAAGCAGCACCAGGATATTATATGGCAAAACATATTATCTATTTTATTAATTGTGTTGCAGAAGTAGTTAATACTGATCCTGATATGGAGGGTAAGTTGAAGGTTATCTTCTTACCAAACTATAGTGTCAAGTTAGGGGAACTTGTATATCCTGCTGCTGATCTATCAGAACAGATATCTACTGCTGGTAAGGAAGCATCTGGTACTGGTAACATGAAGTTCCAAATGAATGGTGCTCTTACTATAGGTACACTGGATGGTGCTAACGTAGAGATACGTGATCTTGTAGGTGAGGAGAACTTCTTCTTATTTGGTAAGACTGAATCTGAGATTGCAGACTTATGGAAAAACAATTATGATCCTAAGCATTATATGAGTCCAGATCTTTGGGAAGTAATTAATCTTGTTAAAGGTGGACATTTTAGTGGAGGAGATAAAAATGTCTTTAATCCATTAATGGATAATATTTTGAATCATGATCCATTCTGCGTATGTGCAGACTTTGATGATTATTTGCATGCTCATGAACGTGTAAGTGCAGCATGGAAGGATCGTGATAAGTGGAATCATAGTTCAGTTGTAAATATTGCACGGTCAGGATTCTTCTCTTCTGATAGATCTATTAGAGATTACTGCGACAAGATATGGGGGATATCTTGAGTATAAACATACCACCATTAAACCCACCACAAGGATCAACATGTCCTTATGTTTATGCATCTAATGTTTTTACTGAAGAACAGTTAGATAGTATTGAAGAGTTGGGTGAAGATGTGGTTGAATACAATGAAAGTTATCGTAAGTCTTTAGTTACTACTATTCCTGATAATCCAAATACGGGATGGATGTTTAATTTATTATCTAGAGTTGTTCACCAATTAAACTGTGAATATTATAGATTTAATTTAAGTGTATTAGATACAATTCAATATGCTTTTTATGATTCTAATTCTGGTGGTAAGTATGACTGGCATCATGATTATAATGAAGGTCCAAGTCCTGCTAGAAAATTAACAGTTATAGTTCAGTTAAGTGATCCTTCAGACTATGAAGGTGGTGAATTAGAAGTTTATCCTGATGTACAGATTCCTAAGACAAAAGGACTAGTTGCTATGTTCCCTTCGTTTTTGTATCATAGGGTGAAACCCGTACAAAAAGGTAGTAGGAAGGCATTAGTTGCTTGGGTTTGGGGTCCACCGTTCGCTTAACCGAATAAAAAATTCTGGTTATCCGATTGTATCTTTTGAGTGATTGTGATTAAATAATATTGTACGCCGAAAGGGTACATAAACACACTCGCTTTTAAAGGAGAACCATGACTAACTTAACACGTTTTCATACGGCAGACATGCCACAACTGTTCGATAGAATAATGAAGAACAGTATAGGGATGGACGATTATTTTGATCGGTTCATGAATGAGACTACATCAAACTATCCCCCATATAATTTAATACAAGTAAATAATGTCGAATCGAAACTCGAAGTCGCCCTTGCGGGGTTCAAGAAAGATGAGCTCAAAGTCTATACGGAGTTTGGAAAACTATATGTGGAAGGCAAGAAGGAAGACACAGAAACAGTTGAAACTTTTGTCCATAAAGGATTGGCCAAGCGGTCTTTCACTAGGGTCTGGACGATCACAGATGATACCGAGATACGAGACGTACAATTCAGAGACGGATTACTGGTCGTAGAACTAGGTAAAGTTGTACCAGAGCATCATGCTCGGAAGGAATATCTATAAATAAAACTGAATATCTTCGCCGCAATGGGGTGTACTGGCAAAATCCAGTTGACACCCCTTTTTATTGGCAGTATAATAGCAACATGAGATAAACCATTATGGCAAATAAACTAGCAGTAATAAAAACTGGTGAACAGATTATTACCAAGGTAGAAGAGATGATACTGGAAGATAAGGTTGTTGGATACTTCTTTATCAAACCATGTGTTGTCAATACATCAGAACCTATCGTTAATAAAGAAAGTGGTGGTGCTTCTTTTGATATTAAATTAGCACCTTGGATTCCTTTAGGTAAAGGAACTAGGTTCCCAGTACCTTTAGATTGGATTGTTACATTTATAGATCCAGTTGATGAACTATCATCAATGTATATGAATGATGTTCTAAAGGAAAAAGAAGAAACACAAGAAAAAACAATTGTAATCCCTGAAGAGGATAGTTAAATGGCAGATGAACTTAAACCACAATTAATTGTATTCCATACTGGAGGTACAGTAGTTGCTGAAATTGAAGAAGTTGGAGCAGACATAGGAGAACCTGATTGTAAATTAATCAATCCTTATAATATTGTTCCTCAACAGAATGGTAATGCTACCTTACAACCTTGGATGGGTGAACTAACAAATCAGAAAGAATTTATGATTAGTTCTGATAAAATCTTGACTATATGCGAACCTCTTGGTAAAATAAAAGACACATATGAAAGTCTGAACTCGTAATGAGGTTCTATACGAACGTTCAAATGGTTGGGGATAACTTCCTTGTTCGTGGTTATGAAGATGGTAAACACTTCGCAACCCGTGAGAAGTTCTACCCAACCCTTTTTGTTGAATCACCTAAAAAGAAAACCCATTACAGAACTTTGGATGGTAAGCAGGTAGCACCTGTTAAACCTGGAACTGTTCGTGAGACAAGAGAGTTTATAAAGAAGTACGAACCTGTACCAGGTTTTGATGTATATGGTAATGAGAGATTTATTTACCAGTACATATCTGAGAAGTATCCTGCTGATGAACTGAAGTTTGATATTAATAAAATTAAGTTAGTAACTATTGATATTGAGGTTAAATCTGAGCAAGGATTCCCTGATGTAGAATCTGCTGCTGAAGAGATACTTCTTATATCAATTCAAGACTATGCTACCAAAGAGATTATTACTTGGGGCAATGGTCCATTTAAGGCACATCAAGAGAATCTATATTACAAGCAATTTAATAATGAGTATGATCTTCTAAATGATTTTATCAATTGGTGGATGATAGAAGAGAATACACCAGAAGTTATTACAGGATGGAATAGTAAACTATATGATATTCCATATATTGTTCGTAGGATAGATCGTATTTTAGGTGAGAAACTTAAGAAGAGATTATCACCTTGGGGATTGGTAACTGAAGATGAGGTCTTCATTGCTGGTAGAAAACAGATTGCTTATGATATTGGTGGTGTATCTCAGTTAGACTATCTTGATCTTTATAAGAAGTTTACTTATAAGGCACAGGAGTCTTATAGGTTGGATTATATTGC